CCGTACTAACGCCGCTGCCAGCACCCTGCCATGCCGTCCCGTCGTGAACCTTGAAGACCGGCTTGGTCGGCACCGCAATATCCAGCCACGCCATCCCAGCGGTAGGCGTTGCCGGCGCAGTACCACCAACCGTGATGCCCGCAATCTTGCGGACAACACCAGTGCTGTCCTTCAGATAAGCGCCAGGGCTGGCATTATTAATGTTCAGGGCTAGTTCGCCTTCTGCCAGGTCTGCTGGCAGCGGAACTTTATTGGCTGTAGCTGAATGCTTCAGCCTTAACGAGATAGACATGGAGTAACCTCTTCAGGCAGCAGTGCTGGCCCATACCGGGCTGATGTCAGTCTAAGCATCAATAGACGCCACAATTCAAAACAGCATCTTGCAGCGTCTTTGGCGTAACCGCTTTCAAAGCATTAGTTCCCGCATCCACTTCGGCTTGTGTTGCTAGTTGCACTAGGCCGACGGCTGTAGCACTTGAAGCGGCAGGAGTTTTGTTTACCCATTGACCATTAGCGCTAAACACAAGTTGATCGCCATCCACAGGAGCGACCAGCGTTACATCTAGCAAACCAGATAAGTTCGTAGCGCCGCCACCGCCGCCACCGCCACTTAACGTATCAATCCGCACCCAGCCAGCAACAGCCCCGTTACATACAATCCAGTCGCCATTATCAAATGTGACGCCAGCTGCCACTGCCGCGCCACTGCCAGGTGTTGCGCACACAAAATAAACGCCGCTTTTAGAATCGGACGCGACCGGAAGCGAATCGCCAATTACAAACCCTTCTTGCGCGCCAAACTGCGTAACACCACTTATTTGCCCAGTTGCAGCGTTAAACGTGCCGCAATACCTTAAGTTCTCAGCCGATAACCTGCCAAAGCCAACAGGAAACCACGAGTTCCCGTTCCACATCCGCAGTTGGCCAGTGCTCTCCTGCAGCCATAGCGCCCCAACACATTGCCCGCTAGCAGACGGCGAAGCCTCTTGAATATAAGAAACGGCATTATTCGCCAGCATCTGGTTTGTGATACTGCGATTGGCGATACGCATTGGGTCTAGCGTGCCACTAACTATTGCAGCAGCATCCAACCCTGGGACATCTGTGGCTAGCAGCTTGACATTAAGCAGCCCTGCAGAATCTACGCTTAAGCCAGTGCCAACCTTGATCGCTCCCACCGCAGCATTTGTGGCTATCGGCAAATCAGCTGCCGTTAAATCACGCCCGGTGAGAATACGCCCGTATTGATTGTATGTTACAACTGGCTTGGTATCAGCTGCTGTGGTTGGGTCTAGCCCAATTTGCCCAGCAGCATCGATAGCTAACCCACTCCCGGTGTTAACACTGACGGCGCCACGAGCGCTTGTTGTAGCAATGGGAAGGTCAGTAGCCAACAGCGCACGAAAGCTAGGCGCGCTAGCTACCCCCGTCGCGGGTCCGGCCAAGACAACACTTGCCGCCTGCGCTCCAAACTTATCTGCGGTAATTGGGCCTTGAATTTTGGCGTTAGTAACGGCAAGGTCAGCAATCTTGTCTGTTTGAACTGAACCGCTACTTAGCTGTGTGGCGCCAATGCTATTGGCAGGGAGCGCAATAGCTGAGGCATCAATTTTGCCCCATGCGATTGAAGCGTTTGGCAGCAGGCGAACTCCAGCGCTAACCAGCCCCTCTGCGGTAACGCGCTTAGTCTCGCTTGCACTGGCGTCAACGATTGGCAGCTCATCGGCAGCTGCCACTTGAACGCCGTCTAATGCGTTCAACTGACTGATTTTAAGGTCCGTCATGCCAGCATCGATTCAGGCTTATATCGCCCAGTCTAGGCAAGCCTAAAATTCGTTCTCTTGACCCAAGTACCCAGTCTTGTCTTCAAGGTAAATACGATCGTTGTTCTCTTGCAAAATGTGGCTGGCAACAGGCACCTCAAACCGCAGACTAATGTTGCCGGTCGTCACAAACCTGATTGTTGACATGACAGGGGATGACGTGTTGAATGCAATGGCAACATCAGTCACGATGCAGTCAACATCGTAAAATAACGCCGTCTTCTTTGCTAAAGATTGCATATTCTGATCTACTGGCGCGGCGTCACTACGCTTTAAGAAAAAGTTGCCTCGGAATTTGCTGCCAAGTTGCTGACGCAATACAAGCTGATGGAAATAGTGCGCGTTTTCCGTTTCGTCTCCACAGTCGGGTGGGCGCCAATCCCATAAGCATTGAACTTCCCCTTGCCCACTAACCAGCCCACTAACTTGCTGCTTAAAAGCATCGCCTAGGGCGGTTGTATCAATCGCTTCTCGTGCAGTGCTGAACGAATACTCGACAATCTGCCCTAGACACTGCTGCGTGCTCTCTGCCAATGCCGCTTTGATTGGGTAGCTACCGCTAGGCGGCTTGAGCCCGATAGCTGTCCGCGCAGCGCCAGACAAAGCTTCGCTCCATGTGTGATACAACCTGATGCCACCAACCGCATCAACGTTGACGTACCACGCGCCATCGCGGTGCTGCTGATTATCTCCCCAACCAGCTGGCTGGACAAAATCCAATAGTTGCACGCCTGTCGCACCGGGCGGCACCACCCGTTCAATCACAATCTTGTCGCCAGTAACAAAAGTACCGACCGGAAAGTCAAAGCTAAACCTTTTCTCCGTTGGGTTAACGTCCGCTGCATCCAGCCTCGATTCAAACGACCGATCGCCTACACGGCCTAAATACACAATGCCAGCAGTGCCAAGATAAACGGCCATTACTCGCCCCCCAAACTGGCGTCAATAAGCTGGCCAGTTACCACGAAGTTAATGGCTGCCATCATGATACCGCCGGCGCTAAGCCCTGTTTCAACAGTGGTCACAATGGCATCAAACTCTAAAGCACGATTTTGCACTTCAAACTTAAGCCGACATTTCCCTGCGGACGGTGTATTGCCACTTTTCAAAATGGAGCCAATTAAAGCGCTTCCCTCAACCTTCTTCTGGTCAGTTTCATAATAGAACAGGTTGCAGGAACCTTGATAACGCCTGCGCCCAGTGGCGTAAGTGCGGACGTAATCATCAAGCGTAGTAGTCTCTAGCGGTTCAGCTTCACCGCTAATTGAAAACCCGCGCACCTTGCCAACACGGCTACCGTTCACGTATAGATTGCCCTGAGTGCTATCAACGAAGGCAGTCATGCGTCATGCACCGCGACAAGGTTAACCTCAACGCTGGCAACCCCAGGTGATACCCATTCTACTGTTGGCGGCGCTGCATACCGCCATTGTTGACCCGCCGGTGTCACATCGCCATAATGCGTCGAGCCAGCAAAGACTTTGGCGGGCAAATTAAATACATCCATGCCGCCGCGAGCTAAAACGTAGTGATCAACAATTAGCTTCGCGTCGTCCTCAAGAAGGTTATTAAACTGCATGGCTAGCGCAGTATTAATCCTGTTTGGCCCTAACAGCACGCGAACTTCATAGCCTGATAAAGCCGTAAACGTTGACATGGGCGCTTGGCCTGGGGTCCATGCCCGTGATGACGGAGCGAGGCTTGGGAACAGAGCAACGGCCATAACTATTTAATGGTGTACTGGCCGTTTAGCACATCTAGCGCCACCAAGCTTTGCTTATCCACGTTGACGGGGAAGTGCGTCGCTTCAATGCTAACGGTTCCGTCTGGTCCTTGAGTTACGGTGTCAACCTGATATGTGTCCTCATGGTCCAAGATGACGCCTTGGCTGGTTTCAGTCCCCCATTTGATTGAGATCAGGTCAAGCGGGCCAAGCTTTGCTACCGCGCTAGTTGCCTGGAAACTAACAGTATGTGTTGCGTGCTTACGCACCGCCAGAATATACTTGCCAATTAATACCGCGTGATCCTGCGTTGTGCAAAACTCTTGCATGTCATACTGTTCGTATGGTCCGTCTTCGGCGGTGTTGGCGTAACGAACTTCGGTCGACTTATTAACGCCAAATAGCGCTTCATGCTGGGAGCGCCAAGTCATTAACGCACAGAACGGAGCGCGTTTGCTTTTATCAACGTAAGAACGACTATAGGTGCCTAGCACAATGTTGGCCTTGTCAAATGTTGCCGCAATCGGCACGCCAAATGGCGACAGACGATAATCGGCAGTCAGCGGAAGCAATGGCTTCAGCATATACTTGCCTTCCTGCTGCACAAAGCCCAGCATGAAGAAGCCAGAGACGCGGTTCAAATAATCCCTGAGGTTAACGCTATTGGCCAGCACTCCATTAAAGAGCAAGTTGTTGGCGTTATTGAACCGAGCGGCTAAAGCAAACGAGTCTTTGTCAATCAAAGCGGTTTCAGCTTTGACGGTTTTGCTTAGGAGATAATAGGCCAGGTCTGGGAACAAGTCGCTAGGCGCAATGTCTCTATTAATCAGTCGTTCAACTTCAATGCCACTACGGACAAAGCACCGCACTTGGTGCTTGTAAGTCTGGCTTGTGCTATCGACGCCGTAGCGACCCTTCACGGCAAGGCAACTCATGCCTTGGTAATCGCCGCCAGCGCCAGGGTACAAGGGCAGCGTAGATACCACGTCTGGCAGCGTGATATCAGGCGTCGGCGGCCTTGGCGGCGTGCCAGGAGTCCCAGGCGTACCAGCGACAAAGGTACTCACGTCAATATCGCAATCCACGCAGATCTGCGCAGCGATCGAGGGCTCACCAACAATAATCAGCAGCGTTGCAGGCGCAAACGACCCGCTGTAAGTCAAAGTCTGAGCAGGGTCAATTACCTTGTTAAACTGCTCGCGGCCATCAACACGTACCCGAACTCGCGTGGATGCACCTGCTGAGCCGTTGTTCCGGAATGTAATATGAGCCCGAGAAATGCTAGACCTAGAAATTCTGCCCTCACCTGGCGGGTTGGGGTAGCCAAGCGTAAAACACTGAGTAAATGTTTCTCTTCTAACATCCCAACGGTCTGGAGTGCCTGGGGTGCCGGGTGTTCCCGGATCGCCAGGATCGCCAGGAATAACCGCGCCAGGCGTTAAATTCTGAAGCTGATAATTAAAGCCACTTTCAGGCATATTGCCGTAAGCAAATACGGCGGCAGCTTCTCGCAACACGCTTAGCTTTAATGGACCTTTGTAAATATCACCTATCGCAACGCTGCCTATTTTCCCATCGCTAATGACAAGCCCAAACGCAAACGAGTCGCCGTCACGAGGGTTAATTACTGCCCCAAAGCGTCCAGCAGGAGGCGTTACCCATGCCCCCCCATAATTGTTTTGATGTCGGCAAAACACCAATGGGATGCAGTTGCCAATGCCTAATACACGCTGGTCAGCCGTCGCCTCGTATTCAGTTGTCATTACTGCCGAATACTCGTCGCGCTTAGCGTTGATCTCAGCGGGCGCTGAGGCGCTTTGCGGGCTTAGCGGTGATGCGTCTGTCATAGCTGCGGCGGCGTACCAACTAGGCGGGTTGTAAATTTACGAGGCGGCGCCTGCGCTTCAACTGGATCGAGCGAGCTGCCAATGCTTAAGGTAATACTAGATTCATCATATGATGCGCTGACTAGCTCGCCATACGAGCTGGCAATTACATGCGCCGTGCGGGTTGTAGCATCAGTTGCGCTGGGAGTGAATCTTTCAAGCCTTAACTCGAACACGTAACTATTCAGCAAGGCGGCTTCTATCAAGTCAATCATCTCTTTTGAAATCGCCAGCCGAATTTCAATGCCTGATTGCCCGCCTGAGCGACTTGATGTGATATGCCCGGTAGCGAATGGATAGTGCTGGAACTGGTCAACCGTTTGGCCAGGCCAGTAATTCTGCACGCGCTTGACCACGGTTACAAAATCTACTCCCCTAACTGTCAGGAAGCCCGCTATTGCTTCGACGCTCATCGTGACACCCCGATTTGACGGCGAACTGCAGGATCGCTCCGGAGTAACTTCAACGTCTGGCTAACCGCTGTACCTGTAGCGCGAGCCAGGTCAGAATGGGTAACGTAATTTACTCCGTCAATCTGCGTAACAGGGCCAGTCTTGATGTTGACCTGCGGCGTCGAGCTTACCACTGACGATCCGCGATGGCCCGCAGCATAGTTTGCTAATGCCGCATTCATCTTCGACGCTGGAATTACATATTCGGGTTCACCGCCTTCGCCAATCATTGCCATTTCCGGCTTGGAAACGTATCCGCCAGTCGCGTAGCCCTTGTAAAAGTCTTCTTGCGCCTGCCGCATCCGCTCCTCATAATTCTTGTTGTTGAAATCACGAGCCATAGCAATAAAGCGGTTCATCAAGTCTCGATAAGCACGCTCAAAGTCTTCGGGGCCGCCAGTCCCGTTTTGATATCTGTGCATCTCATCCTGAAACATCTTCATAAAATACGGGTTGCTAGCCGCCGGGCCAAATATCTGTGAATACATCTGACTAGCATTTACGCCAGAGCCTTTGGCGGTGCTTGCCATTGATGTGGCAGCAGCCGCTGCAGAATTTGCAGCGCGTGCCATGTTGCCAGCAAAGACCTCCGAATTTTGCGCTGCTGTTTGCGTGTTCTTAGCCACAATGTTCTGGTGGTATGCAGCTTCTGCTGCTGCCACCTTGCCGCGATATACAGCATCAGCTGCGCGGTTTTGCGCTGTAGCCACTTGCAACGCCACCATTTGCAACTTTTCAGCTTGGCCTACAGCTTGGCGTTGTGCATTCAGCGCTTCAAAATGAGCTGCTGTAACGGTCCTTTGAGCAATCGCCAGCTGGACGACAGCGGTAATCTCACGTTCTTTGAGTTTGGCAGACTCAACAGCTATTCTGCTCTTTTCTAATTCTGCCTCAATTTGAGCGCGTGTTGATTGCAGCTCTAATTGAGCGTTCTGAACCGTCAGATGATAAATCTGCTGTGCTGCCTTGATCCTTTCTTGTTGGCTAGTGGCGGCTTGCAGCTGACGTTGCGCCTGATCTAGCAATACCTGATTCACTGCCGTTTCCGCTTGTAGCCGAGCTTGGGTTACTTGGAGCATCCCGTCTACAGCGGCAATTTGCGCTTGGGCTTGCCTATCAGCTGCGCTACTAGCCTCTTGAATTGCCTCGGCAACGGCTTGCTGCTCTTTCTTCAACTCTTTAGCGGCTTCCTTGGCGTCATCAATCTTTTCAGGCAGACTACTGTAAGCATTTTGTTGCTTTTCAATTTCAGCTGTCATTGCAGTCATTTCAGCTGTTGCTTCCTTCTGGAGCTGCCCTACGTGCTGTCCGACGCCATCAATGGTGTCACTGAGCCCCTTGTAAGCCAAGGCAGCGCCGCCTGCTGCTGCCGCTACCAAAAGCAAACCTTTGCCGGTTAAACCAATCAGGAACGCCTTCGCCGCCGCAGCAGCTGCAATCGCCACTTGTAAAGCCTGGAAAGCCTTGACGACTCCGAAAACAATGGCAACCGCGGCACCAAATTTCAGCAGCCCATTCACGATCGCCACGATGGCGGATTCATTTTGCTTGGCCCACGTCGCTACGGACTGGAAGCCTTTAGATAGCAGCATTGCTGCGGCTCCCATGTTTTGCATGATTGCCAAGAACGCCGGCGCCAATGCAGCGCCAAGCTGAACGCGCATTTCATCGGCATAACGCGCCACGTCAGCCATCGTGGTTTGCTGCTTCGTCAGCGCACCGTTTAGGTTGTTAGCCCCGGCAACGGAGCCAGCCAGCGCCTTATACAGCACGTCGCCAGTAATCTTGCCCTCTTGGGCCATTTGAGTTAACTCGCCACGGCTGGCACCTGTCGTCTGCGCAATCGCATCCAACAACTGCGGCATCCGCTCCGCGATGATCACAAACTCATCGCCGTTCAGCTTGCCCTTGCCTAACGCCTGACTCAGCTGGAAGAACGCGCCGGACGCCTCCTCTGCCGCCATGCCTGACTGCTTGGCAATGACGTTGAAGCCGGTGTAGATCTGATTGATCTCTTTCAGGCCATAGCCAACGCCCTGCAAGCGACCGTACACATCACCGAGTGCTTTAGTCGCTTCGGTTTGCGTGATGCCAAACCGCTGCGATGCAACGGCCGCCATTTTCATTGCTAGCTCATACTCCTGCGATGAGCTAGTCAGATTTTTCAACCGCGTCTCTGCTGCATCACGACTAAACGTGGCGTCAAGGCTGTTTTTGACAAGCGCCATGGCGCCAACTGTCAGCCCTAACTGGGCGGCAAATCCAGCGAACTTTGACCCAAGATTGCTGACCGCATTGCCTGTTGATTGAGCGGCAGCACCAAAACCGCGGATGTTATTGGCTGCATTATTGATCCCGCCTTGAGCTGCCTTTGCTGCAGTCTCTACCTTTTTCAGCTCGTTAGCGACTTGGCCGATAGCCGGGCCGCCCAATGCCTTAACGACAATATCAATGCCGTACTGGGCAGCCACGTCTATCGCGCATCGTTACGGCAAGTCTACCGACGCCGAGCTTTGCGCTCAGCCTCTTGCCGCATCTCCTCCTGATGCCCTAGATATCCCGTCCATAGCATCATCTCTTCTGGCGTTACTTTCTGCTGCAGCTCGCTCACGGTCATATGCAACCGCTCGGCAAGACTGAACAGGAAGCTGAGTTCACCGTCCTTTGCGAACAGCTGCGTCAGCGCTTTTGGAGTCGATCTCGTCCTCCTCTTCCTCAGCCTTCGCACCAGCATCAAGCATGGCCAGCATCAGATCGTCGACGATCTTGGCGGGGATAGCATTTCGCAGCTCAGCCAGTTCACCTTGGGCGAACAGGGCCTGGCCATCCTGATCACGAGCCACCATCACCAGCAGCTGTAGCGCGAAATCAGTGGCATCGTCAGAGCCGGCCAGCTTCTGAGCCTTCTTCCGCTGCGCCAGCGTCAGCGGTGCCATATAGAACTCAAACTCTGACCCGTCAGGCAGCTGCACTGATTTCTTCTGCGGCTGCATCGACAGCGCAGACTTCAAGCGGTCTAGAGCACGCATATACGTAGGGGTAGTGACTCGCAGTAATCATAGACAGGCGCAGGGGGAGCATCGCTCCCCACACACTCGCCCTGCGCGGAGTCACCACGCGCCCGCCAATCGTACCCGCACAAAAAAAGCCCCGCTGTAACGGGGCTTGTCATCTTCTGACAGAAGCCTAGAGCTTCACGCCGAACAGCACGTCAGGTGCGCCCATCAGCGAGAAGCTGATTTCGCACTCAACAGCATCGTCCACGTTGACGCCAGTGCTAAAGCCTTGGAGCGACACGGTGGCTTGAATGTAGTTCGAAGCGGTGTCGTCCACAGCGCCGCCAACGCCAACGCCAGCCTCCAGGTAGAGCTTCACCTTGACGGTGGAGTTCTTAAACAGGCTGTTAGCGAGTAGACGATTGACCTGGCTGGTGCCTTTGGTCATCATCACCGTCATCGAGCCTTCCCCTGAGGCGAAACCGCCCAGGCTGGACTTAAAGCCGGCATACTTGCTAGCACCGCCCACCTTGCAAGGCAAAACTGTAACGTCGATCGACTCACGCGACAGCTCCAAGCTCCACTCCTTCACACCGCAAAGTGCGTCGGTGAGGCTATAGGACAGGTTGATATGTCCAGCACTATTAGCAGTACCAGCACCGCCGTCACCGTTTAGGGTGATAGCAGCGCCACCCTTGGTAGCAGCAACCTCAATCTTGCCAGCGGCATTCTTGACGACGTGGTAAACAGTGCCAGCAGTCAAGGCAGTGTCCAGAGTCCCACCGTTTTCAACGGCGAAAATCACAGGATCACCAACGCGGAAATCCTGATCAGCTCCGACGTTGATGTCAGTGCCAGCAGGGAAATCAGTGTTATCGGCAAGGCAGACCGTTGTGCCGGCAGGTGCCAGCATTACCAGTCCATCACTTCCAGTTAGCGCCGTGGCGCCTGTAGCGCACGAGATAGCCATTTGCTTGAGACATAGGACAGTGGGGGCGTGTCCAGCCTGCGGGGGCTCAGGCTATCCCTAGTCTATGGCGCCTTGGCACGAAACCCGCAGCTCACTGTTGTTGCCTGCCATGGGCGATCAGTTTGCGCTAGCACCATTGGCCCTGTTTGGTTGGCAGTGCTAGGGCAAATGTTGACAGTGGTAGGGCGTTGATTGATCTCGTGCCATGCCCGCAGCACTGCTGCCGCCAGATCTTCACCACCCTTGGCACCCGTGTTCTTTGGGGTGTAAATCGTACACATCAGGCTGCCACGCAGGTCTTCTGGTCCCGGTGCACCAACCGTGTCAGTTGTTAACCCGTCAAAGCTCAGGCTGATCATCGCCCATGCGCGGGTGGACTGAACGGGCGGCTCCTCGCCGTAGTTATCAAACACGATCGAAGTGAAGTCAATCGTGGGGGCTAACGCATCAGCGGTTAACCGCTCGAAGTACCCGCGAACGTCTTGCAGTGCCATTAGAGGTCAAACTCCTTCTTTGCTTGCCTGGCTGCTTCCGCTTGGATGCGGGGAATGGTTTCATTGCGGAACGAGGTGAACCAAGTCGCTGGCTTTGATTTCTGGTTCTTCTCTGGGTTGGTGCGGCCTTCAATGGCAATGGCCTGCGCATAAGGCAAGTTGTTCGTAAGGTAGTATGTCTTGCTGCTATCAACCCGCAGGCTATCGGCGTCAGTGTTGGGCTCGTCGGTACCCTCAGGGGCAACAGCGCTGCTAGCCGAACCCTCGGCGGCGAACCAGCTCGACCTGAATCTTCCTGTATCAACAGGCGACACTGCGTCAGAGCCTAACCTTTTTTGCGTGGTTGTGATCGTAGTAGCCAGCGTGAAGTCCAGCGCCTTCTTCAGATGGCGCTCTAGGTCTCTGGCATTGTTAAACCGTGGCATTAGGCCCTCCCTTTGATCTTGCTAGCGATCAGCGTGGCAGCGCTATAAGTCGGGGCAACCTCAGTCACTCTCCAAACCAGACCGTCGTAGGTGAACGTGTCTGAGGTGTGCGGCAGAAAAGCAAGCCCGCTAGCGCCGTGATGAATCCAAAGGCTGATCGTGTAAGCCTCATTGGAGCCTCCCTCCTCAACACGGCTACGGCTAATGATGCCAGCTTTGATCGGGTGGTCTGAGCTAGCAGTCGTCACCACTCCTGTAGCAGGGTCGTACCCGCCGCCTCTGCGGCGATGGAAGGTAATGTCAGACGGGAAAACGTTGTCGATCAGCTCAACGCCAACCGGAGTGAACGTGGCGGAAACGTCCATGTCAGCTCCTCACGCGGGCGATGATCCGGCTACTGCCTGTTGCCACATTTAGCCAGCAGCCAATGACATCACCCAAAAATGGGAAGCGTTGCAGCACTAGCGGGGCATTCGGGCCGTACTTAGTTGCTACAGCGGCGGCGTCTTTGGGCTCGTAAAATTCCTGGCTCAGCTCGCCAAGACGGTTGGCCTTGATCGCCCCAGTGGTGGCACTAACCGCTACCCCACTGATCAAGGCAGTCGGGTTCTGGCTTAATGCCAGCGCTAGCTCGCTAACCGCTTCGGTGTAGGCATCGGCGAAAACTCTTCCGCAGCAGTCACGAGCCTGATCAAAGCACAGCGCACCTAACCAGCGGTTGGCTTCATTCAGCTGGATCTGCTGGTCAGCGACTGCCACCCATGCCGCACTCCTCGGCGTGGTCAGGAAGTAAGCGTCCGCCTGCGCGACGGTAACGACAGGAAGAGTCACAGCGGCACAGCGATAACGGAATAGCCCTGGCGAACTAGGCGGCGTTTCAAGTCACGAGCCTGGTCCGGGTTGCAATCAATGATCGGCACAAAGCTCTGCGGCCGCATTGATAGCGGCAGCTTCTCGCTTGGTTCGAGGTAGAGCCGGATCACTCCCACCACAAGCATCCCGCCAAGTGCCCTCAGTTTAGGTAACCACAAAAAAAGGGGGCCGAAGCCCCCTGCGTAGCCGTAGCTCCTGAGGTCAGAAGGGGCTAGACACGATCAGCTTCACCGCATCAACCATCTGGTTGCTGGTGTAAGCGCGGGTCCACGAACCTGCGGTTTGCAGTGTCGTGTTATCGGGGTTGTCTGTCGAGTTATAACTCGTTCCGAGAATGTGCATTCCGTAGTGGTAATCGAGGGACATCACATCCTGCTTAGAGAGGATGTTGCGGTCTGCCTCAATCCGCAGGGCCTGCTGCTCGCCTTCTGCCACACTTCCGCCACCCAGGAGGTAACAGGTGTACTTGTCAGGGTTGGCGCCGTTGGTATCAACGGGAAGCAGCGAGTCGACCACAATGCGGCAACCCATGAAGAAGGCCAGGTCTGTACTTTGCAGGCCCACCCCGCCGCCACCCCAAGTGATGGAACCGCCCGAACTTAGCGCCGAAGTGCTAAACGTGAGAGCGCCAATCTGCTGGAGATAGAAATAAACGTTCGGGTGGATGCAGAGAGTGGTCAGCTGATCTGCACGCTCGCCCAGGCGGGCTTTACCGCGAATCAGGCTGGCAGCACTCAGGAACTGAGCCTCGGTGGCAGCACCAGTGGCAGCGCCAACGAGATCGACCACGTTGCCATTCAGGGCAGCGCCGAAGATGCCCTCAAGTTGAGCAACCAGAGTGCGGGTGCGCAGCTTGTTGATAGCTTGAGCCAGTTGGCTGCGGATAGCAGCCATCGGGTCAGCACCAGAG